TCCTGCGGCAGAAAATAAGGTATTCTCGTCCCCTCGCACACCAGCGTACTTGAAATAATCCTTAAAATCAGAATCAGCCCGTAAGGTGTACATTTGCTTTGAGTGGATCAATATCACATACCACTCTTTCCCGCCAATTTTTAGAGGGGGCACTATGGGATCACAGTTTTTGGCAACATATACCATTCGCAAGATTTCCTGAACCCCAAACCAGTCCGCAGATGCTATGGTGGCCTTTGTAGTGGCATCCCCGCCATATATAATATGACTTGAATCAGGGGCAAGTCCGGTATTAGCAAAAGTAAAAGTGGTATCTCCACTCAACTCCCGCATTATCATAGCGTCAATAAAGGTCGGAGGAGCCAGTTTAAGCCTTTCTTTTGCGCTTTTTCTTAAATCATAAGAAGATTTTTGCTCCTCCATTGCACCGTCTAATCGAACTCCGGTTCTTGCTTGGTCGATATACACAACATCTTCGTGGTCAGTCAGCGTTCCTTCGTTTCCAATTAATGTGCCATCGCTATACACCCAGGGACTGTCATAATTCATCCCAATCCCAAAATTTATCCTATCTCCTTTTTGTTTAAGCAAATCTCTTTTGACATTGATAATGCTGTCAGGCCCGGAAGACATGACATTGGGTGAAATTTTGATGGGAGTACCAACCATTTTCTGTCCTTTGGTATAAAAAAAGGACTGAGCGGGCATTTCCGACATTAGTTCCTTCGGCCACAACTGCGCTTGTAAGGCACTTGGAGCTTTGTAATAAGACATTATTTACTCTCCTTTCATTTAGTTCTATTCAGAGAGCAGTTTGTCCCTTACTGCTTGAGGCACTTTTGCGTATTCTTCATCAGAAAGAGCAAGTAATTGTTGACCTGAAATAGTCTCAATTCCCTTACCCTTTCCTTTATTGCCCGACAAAACAGCGGGGGCTCCTGCCCTCTTTTTTATGGTTTCAACTACTTCATCTTTGCCGGTCTTTTTTGCCGTTGCCGCAATATCGCCAATCATCAGGGCTACTCCATGAGTAAATCTTGCCCATGTAGGGTTCTGAGAATTATCAAAATAATCTTTCAAACCCGGATCAGCCAACATTGCCGGTTCAACTATTTCAGCGTTGACTCTGTTAAAGTCCGGCAAGCCTTTTGCAGAGATATAACTTATTGTTTCGTCTCTCTGCTGCCTTTGGTGAAACGGCCTCATAGCTCGGTCTACCATCTCCTGCGTCTCTCCGATAGTTGTCAAGTCTTTCAAATCAACATCATCGGGAGGCGGTTGCGGTTGCTGCCTTGTGAACTCACGTGCTTCGGCAGCTTGCGCCCGTTGCCGTTCCTTTCGCAAGTCTCTGATGAGACCAGCTTTTTCCTTTTCCCATTTCGCCTCCGCTTCAGAAGGCTCTATTTCTCCTGAAGGTTCTCCGCTTGCAGGTGGTTCACCTTCTCCAGGAGGTTCTCCTTCTCCTTCGGGAGGGTCTGCTACATTAAGAACACTATCAGGAATTTCCGTTAATTCGCCGTTGCTTCCTTCTTCGGGCTTCTGGGTAGCCCCTTCATCTCCCAGAACAGCATCCTGAGCAATTATTTCAGGATTTATTGCATCACCACCCATTGTTTATACCTCCTGGTGTAAAGGATTAACACCCGTTTACGGCACGGGAGAAACCGATTGCCCCCTCTCTGGAGGCTCATTTCCTTCAGGAGATTGCATCCCCTGTAATTGTTGCATATATTGAATAATCTCGTCTTTCTTTGGCCAGTCTGATAACTCGGCAACTAACCACGGCGGTATAGGCACACCCTTTTCGATTGCTTCCATAACAGTCATAAAATTAGCTATTCTTGCAGCGTTTGTTTGTGGCCTTTCCTCAAACACAACATCGAACTTACCGACGGTAACATCGTTTAGTTTCCCGGAAACGCCTTCCTGATTAATGGTAACTTGTTCCCAACCGTCAGACCCCATTACCATAAAAGCCTTCTCGTCGGTAAGAAACTGTTGAATCAGTGAAAGTTTCTTTTTACTGAGAAGTAGATTAGAATACTTGAAGTTATCGAAACAATCGGCGATTCCCAATAACCCTTGCTCACGTCTCAAATTGATAGCATACCCGGACATTGTTTTGTCCTGCTGCCCTAAAAGGTCTGTATTAATATTGGTAAGCCTGGTAAGATAATCCTGGGTATGCCCAAGATATTTTAAAAGCTCGCTGGAAACATTATGGCGGTCTATTCTCCGAATCCTATCACTCATATCTTTCTCAATCTCAACATTATAGCCAGGAGTACTCCCCCACTTTTGCACCTCTTTAGGGTTTTTCAACGTTCCGGTTTCGTATTCGTAGCCAGGGTTAACCGCCAAGTTCAACAAATTAAGATACTGGCTTTCCCGTTTGTTCTGCTCTTTCTGCCAATCTTTCAGAACTTCCATTAGCGAAGCGTACTCACCGGCGTTAAAAATAGGAAAGAAAGGAATAATAGTAAAATCGTTGTGATCGTAAGGTAACGGGGCATCCTCAAGCACAATATCGCAGCAGGTAGTCGATACCCGCATCTTTGGCCGAATCATGTCAATTAACTCCATAGACGGATCAAGCTCCCGCATCTGCCTACCGTCCTCTTGCGTAACTTCCATAAACCCGTCAGGAAACTTCTCACTTACCAGGAAGAAAACTTTTTTATTCTCTCTCCATTGGCATTCCTTGACCTGATAATGATCCCGGATATGACCAATACCTTTTTTTACATCCTTTACCCAATCTCCCGAATCGGTAGCCCTCTGAACTATTTCGGCAATCTCTTTTGTTTTGTCACCGTAAATCTCTTCCAACTTTTGCCGATCAAGAAATTCATTCCTGATCATGTAAAAAGCATCTTCCAAATCGTATCTTTCAGAAGTAGGATCTATCCGAAGGTTTTGGGGGTTTACCCTATCAATCTTGATCTCACCCTTAATGTCTTCGGCATAAGAGATATAAATCTCAAAGGCAGCCATAGAACTAATGCCGCCTTCTTGAAAAACCTGGGATTCCATAAACGGAAAATTATTAATAGAATCCACATAAGCAATACAGTGCTTTAAAACCGTGCCAATCGCTTCATCTTCACCGCCAGTAGGAACAACAGTATATTCATAGCGGGTGTTACGCTGAATGCCGCTTACCAAACGAATTAAGGGCTGTACCTCATTAAAGGTTAAAGCGGGCTGTCTCCGGCCCTCTACGGCGTCCCTATCTTCCTTTTTCCACTGCCTATTCCAAAAGAAGTCGTTATTTTCCTTAATCTTGTCTAACTGGTCCCGGCATTCTTTTGTTTCGGTTTCTTCCCACCGATCATTGACGAAATTTGCAATGTCAAAATCAGTATTGGGGTGATACTCTTGGTACTCTCGGCTTCCCTTGTCCATAGAAAGGCTTCTCTAAATAAAAAAAGGCCGATCAAAGGTTTTTACACCTCTAACCGGCCTCTAAATTGGGCTCTATTTTTACTTATTGGCCTCTAATTTGGGCTCTACTTTGGGTTCTTTTTCAAATCTACTAATACATGTAAACAATTTACATTTACATTTTACCCTTATCTTAAGTTTTCCCTGCAAAAACTCCGGGAAATCCTCTGCTACTTCGTACTCGAATAGAAAAGAATCGCACCTATTACAGCGTACTTCCAAAGTAAATCACCTTTTTAACATAATGTCAAGGATAAAGTTTCTTTGAATAAACGATCTTCCAGTTTTCGTAGCTGTGAAACAATCTTGCGGAACTCTTCTTCTTCTACCATCTGGGCTTCTCCATGGAAAACGTGCCCCAAAATGTCAAGAGCCATAGACACTTTGACACGATTCGTTGCTATAATATATTCAGTTTCTTTCATAAAACCTCCAAGTTAAACCTGCATCTTTCAAAAAACCTTTACCATTACAAGACCCTTCTTAGGCGGGTATAAGTTAGGATGCTCCCCGTCATAGTTTTCCGGCTCTGGGCATCTAAGTTCTTCTGGGAGTTTCAACAATTCTTCTAATGACCATCTCACCACAGACAAATCATGTTCTGAATGATAGCCTTTGTCTCTACCAAAGTTTTTTAAGCACCAGTTAACACTATGATCTTCAAAGTTCTCGTCCTCCCACACAATATGAGCCGGGCCATAATGCAGCGGGCTGTCATCACCGTTAAGCCTTTTTAATGCCTCAGAGTAAATACTCGCCACTTCAGATGCCCAACCCCAATGACAATACCAACATATTCCCATTTTATGTACTCCTTAAACCTGCATAAAAGATATGGTTTCGCTGTCCTTTTGAGCGTAAGGGTCAAGTTCCTTCCTCTCTTGCGGTATCCTTGTAGGGTATATAACATTAAGGTCCGTGTCAGTTATCCTTGCGGCACAATCAAGTATATCATCGTGTATAACTGAATGTGGGTATCTGAGATATTCCTGCTGCTCAAACTCCCAGATAAGATCTCTTCCCTTATACATTAGCCGTCCAGGTAACCTAATTCTGCCATACTCAAATAAAGGTACAAGCTGCATGATCCGTTGTGGTTTGCTTAACTGATTACCTCCTAATGGGATAATATGGAAAAAGAACTTTTCTCTTTCCATCATGTCCTTGTAATGAGAAATGTCACCCTGTAACCCATACTTCTCGTAACCTACGCTTATAGTGGTAGGGTACTTTTGCAATAGTTTTTTTAATGCTTTCCATTTTTCGGTCAGGGAAAGTTTATCCACTACCATATCAAGTAGAAACCATATTTTTTGAGACGTAACTCCCCAAACTTCTATGGCAGTAAAATCAGACCTTTTTTCTTTTGCTTCAGCAGGATCGACAAGGATATAAATATTGATGTCTTCTATAAAGGGCGGTTTGTCGTAATGTAAAAGCCAAGATTCCTTGAAGACCTGTCTTTCATAATCAATAGGATCAAGCAATATCTGACAGGCATAGATATAGCTCCCCATATCTTCTTTTTTCGCCTGTAACTGCTTTTTCGTATAAAGAATAGGTGTCCCATTCGCATCTTCTCCGGGATGTAGGCGCAAGTTCCACCGGGATTTACCTTCTTCACATTCCTCTTTTAAAACATGGTGATAATCTCCAAAGTCATAAATAGTGCCTATTATCCTCCTGGTCCCACCCTCTGTAACTCCCAAGTTGTAACTTAACTTGATCTGATCTGTGACCTTCTGAATCATTTCAGGGTTAGTAACTGTCTTATCGGTGATAATATCTTCATAGTTCAAGACAGTAAAGTGTTTAGCGGTAGGCATCTGGTCAATCAATCCCCAGGCTTCAAAAGTAGATTCAGCATAAACACCTTTCCGCTTTACGATTAAACCTTCATCTTCTGACCATTTCGGAGAATCCTTTTTAGGGTCCCAATACAGCACGTCAGGAAAGGCAAGTCTTAAGACTATATTTGTCTCAAGAGTTAGTTTTATGCGCCGTAAAAACGCCTTGGCAATACTTCTAACGTGAGAAAAGATTCCTATCCGGTTCTCCGGGTCTTGTAGAGTTTTACGGATATTTTCAAGGTAAGTAATAATTGTACTCTTCCAGTGTTCCCGTGCCCATAGGTCAAGGGTCATGTTAGAGCAATCCTCTACTTCATTACATCTATCCACAAGGAAGGGATGATTGAGGGGTTTTAGGTCACATACAAAATACCCTAAGAAAAACAGGGAATCTAAGCAACATGCTGCGATCAGATTTTGTAAGGCCTCATCGTTATCCTTCCTTTGATGTTCAAGAATTTTGCTTTGTATCTTCTTGAAATCAAGGCGATAGTCACAGTCAGTACGTGGAACGAAGTCGAGAATCATTTTAGTTTATCTCCAATACCAATAAACCATCAAGGGTTTCTGCCGCACAGACCCAACCTCCATCATTCATTACGTCATCTAACATTGCTTTATACTTTGGGTATTGTCTTTTCAATTCCTCTACGGTTAACCAGTTGGCTGTACAAAATCCTAATTTTGCGTTCTCATTATTTATCGGTACTTTCATTATTGCTTACCTTTAGCTGAACAGTTTGAGTCCTCTCAAGTTTCTCAATCCTGTTTTTTAATCTAATTATTTCTTCATTCCAAGAATCGTTTCCTTTTTTAGGTTCCTCAATCTCATCCGATAACGCCATTGCGCTTATAACGCACCCGTTAGACGCCCCGAATTTCTCATGTCCCCCGATGTAAAACCTGCCTTCCTCTACTGCCTTGGTATATTCCCGCAATGCTTTGGGCACAGCGTCGGAAAGCATCTCTTCTTCTTCTTCTTGAATACGTTCAACCATGATAACGATACTTTTTTTAACAGGCATGAAACCTCCTATTGGTTTATCTTTCAAAGAGTTGAGAATCATGAAGAAACTCAAGTTCCTCAATCCTTTTTCTTAGCTCGGCTATTTCCTTACACAAAGAAACATCTTTATTCGGTTCTTCCGCATCACCAGGGAAGTCAATACAAGGTTGCTTAATCTCGCTTGGTAATGCAACTACACTTCTTACAGTACAGCCGTTAGAAGTCTTAAATTTCTCATAACCGTTGTAATACTGCCCTTTCTCCACTTCGTTGGTATATTCCCGCAATGCTTTGGGCACAGCATTTAGGAACATATCTCCTTCATCTCGAACACCACTTCCAACAGTAACAACGATAATTTTGTGAATATCCATAAAGCCTCCTATACTTTACACCACTTTACCACACAATACACCACGTTACGCTACAATTTAAAATCGCTTACTTTACTTTGCTTCACTTTACTGAACCTTACCATACCGGATTGTTTTATCATGCTGCATTGCTTTACTTTACTTCACCTTACCTCACAGTACGACACCGAACTAGACATTATATATAAATATGATCTTTAAAAAAATATACATCCTTTACTTTACTTTACCGTACCAAACCCAACGTCACGTAACAGTACCTTACGACACAATAAAACTACTTACAGCAAACCTTCCAAAATCGGGCCTTCTTGCTCCGATTCCGTACATTGACCCTGCTATTTCTAATACTTCCTGCACTTTTTCCGGGAGTAGCACGTCAAAAGTAACTCCAAGGACAAAGGCAATCTTAAGCCCTGTAAAAAACCCCGGTTTCTCTGTATATTTGCAGTTGCCGAGCTTATCCCTTACAACACCAGGTTCGATAAAGTCATACTTATCTTTGTCTAAAGAAACTAACTTGTTTCGCATGAATACCATTGCCTTTATGTACTGCTTAGCACTTGCTCTTCCTATTTTCACCTTACCTGCTGCGTTTACCATTGCGCCCTTGATATGATCAGTTGGCTGGCAGATTATGCCCCCTTTTGGTGGGTAAGGGTCATTAGGGTTAATATAAGGCTTATTGTTCACCATCCAATACAATTGACGTGGGTCATACTTCTGAACAGCTCCTTTTGTCGGAGTCTTTCCTTTAACCCCTGCTACAATATCAAAAGGGTTATCGTGTAGCAATGGAGATATTGTCGTGATCTCTACTTTAACCTCGCCCTTTTCATTATACATCTGTCCTCCTCTTTCTAAAAGTTATCTCCTCAATCTTTCCCTCAATTCTCCATTAGACCCTCTATCTTCCCTGATCTCAAGTCCTGTTCCATAAGGGTTATTAGGACTCTCCCGCTTGTATTTGCTACCTGCGCCGTAAGGATTATTGATCGAATCGGAAGAGTAGCGACTTCCGTATTTTCCATACGGGTTAGAGGTAGAATTAGAGTCATAAGGGTTCTTGCTCAACTTCCCTCGGTATTCTCCCTTGTCGGTGTATAGGTGCAAATCTCCTGCTATTGCGCCGGTGCTTATGGTTAAAGCGAAGAATATGATTATAATTTTAAGCATTGTTTCCCCTCCTTCAAGTTCCTTTCTGCGTTTTCAATGAATCGGGCAAAGCTGATTCTGTCGTTCATTGCCTGTTCGGGGTTCTTGTCGCTATACCCCAGTAACTCCTGTTCAAAATCTTCAGCCCATATTGCAGCTCTTCGCCTTCTTGCAAGGTAACTCTTTATTCTTTTAAGCATCTTCATCTTCTCCTTCTTCCCCTTCCGGTTCTATTAACTCCTTAGGCGCTACCCTGAAACTACGTAACAGGTCAACGCCTGCCTCTATACCGTCAGCAATCTTTCTCTTGGCCGGGTCATCTATCTTGATTATCTTTACGAGCCGTCCTTGTAGCTCCTCGATCAATCTGATAGCCTTTAAGCGCACTTCCCATGCAGGATATAGTTCTACCTCTTCATTGCAGGGAAAATACTTAGGGTCTTCGGCAACAAGGATCTCGCACAGCAACTTGTCGAGATTATCCCTGGATAGCTGCAATTTGTTCATTTTTTTGTTGATATTTTTGCCGAGCCGCTTTAGATACCTGTCAATAACCTTTTTCTGTTCAATCTTCCTTTCTTCCTGCAATAGCCGTAACCTGCGGGCATGCTCTGGTGCTGTCATTCGTTTGTCCTTTGGAACGATTGCCTTTGCAGCTATCCTTTCCAGTTCCTTCTTTACATCCGGGGGAGGGTCAAACAGCTCTTTCGGTTCCCGCTTCGGTCTGGTTTTCTTCCGCTGCTTAGACTTCTTGGCGGCTGCTTCCTCTTCTGTTAGTGGCTTCTTCTTAGGCTTCTTCTTTCGCAAGTCTCACGCCCTCTAAGTGGTTAATCTCTTCTCTTGTGAAGATTCGTGCCCTGCGGTCATGCTTCAGCTTCTTAATGGCTTTTTGGTCCCCCTGTCTTACTTTACCGAGCAATGACATGGTTTCTTTTCTTCTCTTCCGCTCTTTCCTGTCAACCTGCCATCCGGGGATAAAAGGTATAACGGTTTTTCGTCCAGCTTTCAACAAATTGAATAGCTCTTCGTCAAGGCTTATGGATTTCCCTAATGCCTTTTTTCTCATGATACCGCCTTTTCATTAGCTCTCTCTGTTTTTTCCGGTAGCCTTCCGGGTCTGCTTCCCTTCTTTTCCTGGAAGTTGCCCGCCATGCGCAATGATAAGAACAGTATATCTTTTCCTTCTTTGAGAAGTGGAAAAAGTAATTGTTGCAATCTTCACACTTCCTCACTGCTGACCAGGGGACACCGTTCAGTAAATTCGCAAAGTCATAAAGAGCCTGCTCAAAACAAGGAACCTCGTCACCACCACAATCACGACGGAAAGAAACAAGAAATTCATCGACGGCTGGATCAATGGAAATGATAGCAGGCAGCGCAAAGGATGTGACCTCTACTTCTTTCCCGCTTTTTAAAATTGTCAATATCCTCTGAAACCCGTTTCTAAGGTCTTGCTGAAGCATTTGTGCTTTCCCAAAATTCCTAACTGTATCTTCCACTTTTTCAGCAGGAATCGGAGAGACTCGGCTGATTTTCTCCTCAATCTCATAGAAAAGTTTTACTCTTTCGCCCCCGGAAAGACCATCAAGATTAATATTAATAAAGTCAATATACCATTTTAGTCTTACTTGTCTGTTTTTCTCTATCATAATAATTACCTCCTAAGTATTCAGTATTCCCAATTATCCTAAAAGTCAAGGTTTTTGTACTGATTCCAAAGAATTGCGCCCTAAACTGCACCAGACGCCCAAAACGGTAGCAAGAAGGGATTAAAACTAAATATGTACAGGATTGCATTGGAACACAAGAGATTGTAGGGAAAATTGAGCGACTTCTATAAATAGTTCTAAATGTTATTTAATAGTTATGAACTTGAACCATTATTTTCTTGAACCAAAAAATAATCACCTTAAATTCCCTCAAGCCTTACTCTATCAACATCAACAGAGATAGTTCAAGTTATAAACTTTACCTCAATTAATTTCCAACCTCTCCCTAACCATTTTTTTTAACTTTTTTTAAACTTTTTTTAATCCCCACCATTCCTACATTTGCGGGAATTATGAGAAAAAATATGAGAAAAGACCTTGCAACTGTCCATAACAGGTATATAATGAAACCATATCAAAAACACATTATTATTTAAAGGAGGGGAAAAAAATGGAAAAGGCAACAAACAAAACTGAAAATGACCTTTACCGTAAAGAAAGAATAAAATACCTAAAAGAAAGACTGGAAAGAGCTAACCTCAAAAGCATGGCAAAAGACCGGCAAATTAGAGTCCTAAAAGAAAAAATAGAAAAAATACAAAAACTGGTCACAGAAAAACAGGAGGAAAGAAAAAATGAAACAACTAACCGGGACCGAAAAGCAAATCAAATGGGCGGAAGAAATTAGAACCAAATTCATAGAAGAGGTCGCAACCGCAACAGAAGAAACTTGCAAGGCAGAATTAAAAGAAAGCGGATATCCTGAAGAGTTTGACCACGATTTCTTCAAAAAAATGGTGAAGATCGTCTTAGGGCAGGCATCGGCAAAATGGTGGATATACCATCGGGAAAACCTAAGCCTATACGACATCAATATGTTCGCAGAAG